ACAGCAACACGCTCAAGAAGTTGACCGGCTCCCCGTTTATCGAGGACTGGCAAAACGTCAGGGTCACGGTGTACGTCGAGCCCAACGTGCGTTTCGGTAAAGAAGTCACGGAGGGATTGCGCATCAGCCCCAAGGTCGCCACGGCGGTGACGATCACGCCAGCCACGGCCAAGGCGTGGGAAAATGCCAAGGCCGCGTACCGCCGCGACGGTTGCCTGGACGCGGTCCTGGCACGCGCCTCGATGTCGGAGCTACATCAGGCCCAGCTCATTAAGGAGTGCGGCGATGGCGTGGCATGACGTAGCCCAGAACACCGAGGAATGGCTCGCGCTGCGCATTGGCAAAGCCACCGCGAGCCAATTCGGCACGTTCATGGCGAACCTCGGCAAAGCGTTCGGTGATCCTGCTAAGCGCTATGCCCTCCAACTGGCGCTCGAACGGATCACCGGGCAGCGCGCTGAATTCAGTTTCCAGAGCGATCACCTGGAGCGCGGCCACGTCCAGGAGCCGGTCGCCCGAATGCTGTACGAGGACGCGCAATTCGTGGAGGTCACGAACGGCGGGTTCTTCGATTGCACCACCTACGGCGATTCGCCAGACGGTCTAATCGGCCTGCATGGTGTCCTCGAAATCAAATCAGTAACGGCCGGCGTTCACTGGGACACGATGCGTCGCGGGTCATTCGATCCGTCCTACCGCTGGCAATTGGTCGGGCACCTGGACTGCTCCGGGCGCGATTGGGTCGACTTCGCGAGCTACTGTAGCGACTTCCCTCCAGCCGGGCAGTTGGTCATATACCGCCAGGACCGCGACGACTTTAAAGAGGAATTGATTCAACTCGCTGAGCGGCGCGCGGAATTCCTGGCGCTGGTCGATCACATCACTCTCAACATCCCGAGGTAGTTATGGCGCGTGGAGTAAACAAAGTCATTTTGGTTGGCACTCTGGGGCAAGACCCGGACAGCCGTTACTTGCCCAACGGTAACGCGGTGACGACGATCAGCATGGCGACCAGTGAGAAATGGACAGACAAGCAATCGGGGCAGCCGGTCGAAAAAACCGAATGGCACCGGGTCTGTCTATTCGGGAAGGTCGCAGAAGTCGCCGCGAAGTATTTACGCAAAGGCTCTCAGTGCTATATCGAGGGCAAGTTGCAGACGCGCGAATGGGAGAAAGACGGGATCAAGCGCTACACGACGGAAGTAATCGTCGACATGCGCGGCCAGCTCCAACTACTCGGCGGTAATCCAAACGGGCAACAGGCGCCACAGCAACAGGCACAGCGCCCACCACAACAGCAGAGTCAGCAGGCCGCACCGCCAGACCAGTTTTATGATGACGACATACCCTTTGCGCGAGTGCCGTATCTGGCCGGCGCGTAATCAAACGACGGTGTAATCATTACACCGTCGTTTCAAAAGACCAGGGGGCCAGCATGACCAAACAAGAAAAGATCACAGCGGAGGTGTTGGCCCAGGCACTGGCCCTACTCCAGCGGGCCAAGCCGTATGTGAGCAAATACCCCAGCGTTGGCGCACAAGAGTTGAGCAAAGACCTGACCAAGTTTCTCGCCGCCCAGGACCAGGAGAAAGACTGATGTTGGTTTATTTATTTCGCCGTAAGGCCGAGAGCGCGAAGGCTCTCGGCTTCTGTGAGATCGGCCTCGCCGTAGTAAATGAAGCGGCGGACTTGTTCTGGACCCTGGACGAATTCGGAGACCCGCGCGATTTTGAAGTGTCACCCGCCCGGCCTGGAGACGCACTCCACGCGTGGCAACGCGACTACTCAAAGATCGTCGCGGCGGAAACGAAAACGAAGACCGCTCCAGGGACGTGCTTCTTTACCGACGAGACGCCGCGCGTCGATCGTTCCAGCATGGCGACGATGAGCGAGACACTCATGGATCAAACAGAACGCGAATGGTGGTCATTCGATCACGACGGTTTAGTGTAGGAGTAGGGAAATGGAACCTGAAATTCTGCATGTACCAGAGCTGGCGCTACTGATGGGCCGCACCGAGGCGGCGATTCGCAGCGCAGTACAAGCGCGGCCAGACTGGTTGCCACCGTACTATAAGCAGGGGTCGCGGATATGCTGGCGCCTGGAGACGGTGCGCAAGTATCTGAGGGATTTTGAAGCGGGGGAGCATCATTCGTTGAAAGTCGGGCGGCCCCGTAAAGAGCCGCCGAGTCTGGCAGGGTCAGTCTAATTTGTCGGCAAGGTTCTCGGGGCTCAAGTGCGTATAGCGCTTGAGCATTGCCAGGGTCTTGTGCCCGGTAATGGCGGCCACTTCCATAATATCCAGGCCGCGCTCGAACAGCCGGCTGGTCGCCTCATGGCGCAAGTCGTGATAGTGCAAGTTGACCACGCCAGCCGCCTCACAGGCGCGGGGGAAATAGTTACTCACCGATTGAGGCGAGAGGCTAAAGACCCGGCCATCAGATCGCTCCGGCATTTCTTTAATCAGATCACGCGCCCGTGTAGATAATGGCACCGCGCGACGCGATCCGTTCTTACTGTCCTCAAAGTATGCCACCCTCCCCCGAATCTGTTCGCGCTGTAGCATGACCAGCTCAGTGCGGCGCATTGCCGTGTCGGCCGCAAGTTCGATAATGATTGGCAGTTCGCTATTAATAGCCTTGGCCGCCTCATATATCTTTTGAAGTTCTTTTGTGGTCGGCCGGCGGTCCCGCTCTTTGCTGCCCTTCGGCAGTCGGATATTCGTGCAAGGATTGACCAGCCCTGTCATGTGCCACTCTTTCGCCGCGATGGTGTAGAGGTGGCTGATGATCGCAAGTTCAAGGCGCACGGTGGCGGTCGATACATTTTGCTTTAGGCGCTCGTCGCGATAGGTGGCAAGGTCGGACGATGTAATTGCACTTAGATACTTTTCAGAGAGCGGATGTAAGAGCCAGCGCTTAATGCGAACCGCCTCTTGCTTGGCCCCCTTCTTAGCATCACTGATTTTCATGTACTTGTTTAGCGCGGCGGTCAGTGTGGTCTGTTCCGCCTTACTGCTATCCACAAACTTCGAGCGGGACATATCGCCCTCGATGCCGCTGGCCCATTTGGTAGCCTCGGCTTTCGTGTCGAAGGTAGCGGAGAGAGTTGGGTAGCCTTTGCGCCGGATCAGTGCGCGCCATGCGGTGCCGCGTTTTTGGTAGGTAGCCATTTGAAGGTGCCCGTTTCCGAATGGTTGGAAACAGGAGCATAGCCAGATTTTTAACCGGTGTACCAAATTTGTACCAAAAGAAAAAAGGCCCAGCGATGGTAAGTCGCTAAGCCTTTGATTTTGGCGGAGAGATGGGGATTCGAACCCCAGGAAATGCTACCACTTCAACGGATTTCGAATCCAATTTTGCTCGTTGATTTACTTCACTTTTTCACGTCAAGGTATTGAATTCATTGTGTAAGCATTCATCACCATGCAGCTTGATAAAGCATGATTTGGTACACCCGATGTACCAAATTTGTACCATCGTTGCACCATCGCGACCGGCCCCGTACCCTACCGAGCGACGTACCAGACGCATCGGCCTGGACGCGAAAAAAATAACCTACGGTATTGACGCCTCCGCCGATGGACGGTACACATACGACAACAAATTCGCGTCGGCACACCACCGCACACGATCCAGGGAAACAAGGACCGTAGGAGTAACAGCATGGCTTTAAATTCAAGTTTAGGGTTTGCCCAGTTCGCCCACCGTGAACACCTGCTCCATGATTTTCTGTCCACCGCTGAGCCACCACCTGCACCGCCCACACTTCAAGAGCTGCGAGCACAGCGCAAAGCGAAGAAGAGACAACTTCGAGAGTTGCAGTCACTCAGCCCCGATCAAATAGAATTCAACACCCCCGCTATAACGCGCCAGACCGAAGACCTCAGGACACTTGAGGAACAAATGCGTGAAGCACTCGGGATAGATAAGCCGGCCCCGCAAGAGCGGCCGGAATTGTTGCTTGCGTCTTTCGAGTTTCAATCAAGACCCTCTACCACACCGCCGCCGCCCGGTATTGAACAGGCCAGCGAAACAGCCAAGCGGCAAGCCGCACTTGAGAAAGAGCTGCGCGCTACTCTTGGTGTTCCTGCCCCCGCCATCGAACCCCCACATAAACCGTCCGGCCCCCGCACTTTTGTGAAGCGTCGCCAGGAAGTCATGCTCCAGGTTCGCCGCCGCGATGGTTCGGAAATTCCGTTCTATCACCTGGACACCTGCAACAGTTCTCTAGAGGCGGAAATCAACGCGGCCAAGAAAGCGCGCAGCTTTGGCCTGACAGTTTTGAAGACCATCAGCGCCACCATTAAAGAAGTTGAATGCACAGTGGGAGCGGCCTAGATGAACAGGGACCACGCATACCTCTATGTGATCCGGCAGCACATCGAATTGTTGGCCGAGGACGAGCGAATCAAAGTCATGCGGCTGGTCGATCGGTTGCAAGCGTCGGTTGATGCGGCGGGCGATAAGGCCGTCGCATCGATGGCACTCACTTTAGTGTGTGCGAGAAACTTGATTGACATTACGAGCGGGGAGGAATGATGACGCGAAACGAATTCAAGCTCCAGCGCTTGTTAGGCGACATCGAATTGCTAGAGCAACCCAGGCGCGCATTCGTTGAGGGACATGCGGATACACTCCGCAAGATGATAAATGATGCTGGCACTGACCGGCATCTTGTGTTTGTCGCGCTGGCACTTGTCAGCGCTGAACAGATGGTCAGCTATGGCGGGACACAATGATGAGTAAAGAGGCGCAGAACCTAGCCCTGGATAAAATAATTAGCCACTTCGCATGGCTAACAATGGAGCAGCGCGACGAGGTGAAGGACCTATTGCAACAGATTGATGACGTAATCCATTCAGCGAGCGACGTGAGTGTCGCGGCGGCGGTGCTCCGAATTATCGGCGCGATCACTGTCGCCTCTTCGACTCACCCAAAATTGGCTGACAAATCCAAACAATCCAACTAAACCAAACCCAACAGGGACGGCACCACTATGGCAACAATCGCTGACTTCAAGGCCGCTGAGCGCGCGCTGGCAATTCAATTCACCGCCTTCGAAGAAATGAAACAGAACCCGGAACTTAGGAAGGCGCTAGAGCTTGATGCAGCGCTAGAGGCATTCTGCATTGAGCATAAGACTTCGCGTGCGGCGCTCTATGAATTGCTGGCCCTGGACATCGAACCGCAAAAGAAGCAGGTCAAGAAACCGGCAGCCACTCCCGCCAAACCGGCAGCATCAAAACCAGCATCGAAGCCAGCCGGTAAGCGGGCGGCCCCCGTTATGAAAGTTCGGGTTTTCGCAAACCCACATACCGGCGAAGAGCTAACCGTGCGTGGCAATCGCGACGGCAAGTTCAATCAATGGAACGCAGAGTATGGCGCTGATGTGGTCCGGTCCTGGAAAATTCGTGAATACGACGCGCCACCGAAAACCAAAGCCGCCTAAAAATAAACCCGGTCTTGTGCCGGGTTTATTGTTTCTTAAGTGCCACTACCGGAACCCATGTGTTGTACCCGACGATATTAGCACTGCTCATAGTCATGCCCGTGAGGTCCATCCCGCGCGTGTACGAACCGCCCGGCAGTGAAGAGTCGTTGAACAATACCGCCGAGAGCGTGGTAGTGCCTGCGGCAATCTGCGTCATCGCGTCACTGATGGCTAGCCCAGCGAGTGGACCCTCGACATAGTTCGTCGTCTGCGTATAGGTGGCGATGGTTGGTGATGTGCTCGAACCATGCACTACGACGTAATACAGGCCGGGCAATAGCGCAACGGGAGCGCCGAGAGTGACGGCGATACGGCCGGTCGCGGCGGTCGACAGTTGCGCGCTCGCCGCACACGTTCCCGGCTTGCCTGCCCCGAGGAAGTTATAGATACCGATGTCCAGCGTGGTCGCGGCGGTCGCGGTGCGAACAGCGATCACAATGTCGGTGAACGTCAGCGGCGAATCCAGATACACGAGGCTGAGCTGACAGCGGGTAGTGCTGTTGATTGCCGAGGAACCGTAACCACCGGGGCCGGTGTAGAACGGGAAATCATTCAGGGTCGCGGCGGCGGTCGCCATGCCGGACTGCCCTGGCCCCCACGCCGGAATGCCAGCGGTCATCGTCAATACTTTGCCGTTGCTCCCAGCCGCGAGGCGGGTCGGTGTACCAGACGCACCACCATAAATGACATCGCCCGAGGTGGTCATGGGGTTGCTCATGCCAGACGCAGACGCCGCCCAGGCGGAACCGCTCCACACATACAGCGCATTGTCGGCCTTGCTGTAGACCTTCAATCCCTCATGCCGCGCGCCCATCGTGATCGGCGCCCCGTTCGAATCATTGCCCGGCACGAACACCCAGGCCGTCCCGAAATAACCAGCGAGGCAGTTCGCCCGGCCTGCCCACACGCCGGTCGGACTGGCGCCGAGAATGTACGTGTCACCCTGCGCGGGGGAGCCGGGCGGAGTATTGAGCGCGACGCTGATAACACCGGTCTGCAAAATCTGAATCTGGTTGAGCGCGGTGTTGTGTGTGATTTCCGGTTGCGCTTGCTGGCCGGCAATGTAGCTGATACCGAGGTCGGCGGATGTGGTCATAAGTTCCTCACACGGTCGCGATGGCGGGGAAGCCCCGGCCGCGAACGTCGCTCAGTTGATAAATGCGAAGTGTGACCGGGTTGCCAGGGGTCAGCCCGTCAGCGGTTTGCTCGGCGGCGGTGTAACTAGCGGCGGGCGTGGTCGCAGAGATCGTCCTGACGACACTTGCCCCGCTGTAGATATCGATGGAATACGCCTCGGTCAGTTCGCCCAGAGGCACCGGGCCAAGCCCCAGGCCGGGCACTTGCAGACGGGTCCGACGCACCCAGGACAGCGACAGATTGTTCGAGCCGTCGCGCACGCCCGCAACGTGGACCGGCGACTTCGGCATTTTGCCAACGCCGTTATTGGTGAAGGCCTGCGCGGCTGTATCGACTTCGTTCGTCAGGACGCTGACCGGTTTGAACAGCCGCGAGTAATACCAGTCGGCCGGGCCGAATTCTGTACGGCCGAGCGTAGTGCTGCGCAGTAATACGAACACTTCGTTCGTGCCGTGCGTAATGTTCGCCTCGGTGCCCAGGCGCCCGCGCAGCAGGTTGCTCAACGTGTACTGCCCAGGGCCAACCAGGGTCGCCGTTGCGAACTGAATCACTTCACCACCCTGGCCGGTCGATGGACCCAACCACGCCGCATTGTAGCCAGCGATAACAAGGTCTTCGCTGATGCTCTCCAGGGATGAACCGGCATAGTCGAGCGTCACGGTTAGCGTGTTGCCCCGGTCCCAGAAGGCTGTCGGGCCGACCGGCAGCGCGACCGGGACATCACCGATCACAGAGCGGACGCCAACCTTGCTCATGCTGGAATAGGACGAGCCGCCATCAATGGAGCGGCGCACATCAGCACCGCGCCAGCCGGCCGACGCGCCAGTGACCACCCAGTAGAACCCAGTGTCATCGTTACCGTCTTGCACAATGGGCATGTCCATCAGCACCAGACGAGTCACGCCAGGGAACTTGACCACGTTGCTTGGCAGGTTGCCGTCCGTGCCGAACGCGGTCGATGTGTATACCTCTGGGTCATCGCGCTGCGCCTCATAGGTAGACACCCCGTTATCACCGCGCGAAATACGGACCACTTTATAGGGGATGATCTGGCCGTCCACGAGCACACCCAGGACGTCGCCAGAGGCGCGGCGCACCCACTTATCAGTCAGGGAAAACGACACACTACGGCGCGCAGTCCATGCCTCCCATAATGTGCGGTCAGCGATTCGCCGCGCATGATCGACGCCCAACGTCAGCGGCAGCTCGACACTGATAATGTTTGCCGCGTCGCCCAGGTCTTTAAAAGCGCGTTGGCTGTTGGTCTGATAATCAAGCGCCGGGTCGAGGTGCGTGAGCGAAACCGTTTTAGGCATCTCCAACGCCGTGACTGCTTTGAATCGCGCCGGCTCGGTCGAGTTGTCTGCCCCCTGGACGGCACCCATGTCGCCCACCGGGACTACGCCCTTCATCCCGCCGCCCCGCTTCACGCAACGCACTTGCCCGGCCTGCTCTGCCAAGTCGAAATTGAAGGCGACGGCGAGCGGTGTCAGTGCCCCGCTTGCCTGGACCGACCGTGCGATCACCAGACCGCGCAGCTCATCGTTCAGGCCGGTGATTGAAATGTCATCCACACCGACACGCCGGGCGATGTCATGCACCACCGCCGCCACGTTCGTGACCGCACTCCCGGCAATCTCCACCTCGATGTTCGGGAGCCGGTTGCCGAAGTCAGCCAACTGCAAATCTTTAAAAACGATGTAGGCCGTATTCCTGTAGGCAGGGGTCGCCGGGTTATAGGACTGAATCCAACTGTCGGGCACCTGCACCGTCGAGCCCGGCCAGAAGTGCATCTCCTCCATGACCGCGTGAGTGCCCATCGCCTTCGTCACGATCTGGCCGTTCACCGGATCGACGGCCGGCAGCGTAAGCCCGGTCGTGTCATAGATCAGCTTCGAGTTTGCCCAGATTCTTTTGACCCCGACCATCGTGCCCTGGCCCATCGCCAGAGCAAAACTAATCCGGTAGCTGTACGTCGTAGTCGTCGCGCCACCGCCGCCACCCTTGCCGCTGTCTTGTTCCTCTTCCTCGGCGGTTTCGATTAGGCCGGTCGACCAGATGACGTTGCCGCTGCAACGGTTTTCAGCACCATAGATAAGCGGGATCGCATTACCGTAGGTCGAGACGATGACCTGCTTATCTTGCAGGCGCGGGCCTTCAATTTCGGGGCCGTCTGGCGGGTCGATAATCCCGCCGACCGTCATGCCGATCTGCGCGCCCATGATCGGGTTGCCCATGAAGAACCCGACGACGGCGCCGACAACCCCGCCGACTACTTGCCCGACGCTACTCATGTGTCGCCCTCAACGTTCGGATAAGCCCACCAGCTTTTGACACGCGCCAGCCACTCAGGCGACAGCCCATGCTCGACGACACCGCCCGCCTCGCTATAGGAGTGAATCAGCGTTGCACCGCCTCGATGGTCACTGGCAAGAATCGCGAGGTGCATTGGCAAGTCTGGCCGCCACTGTAGCCACGCGATGTCACCCTCCTGAGGCGCACCACTGAGCGGGCGCAAAAATTGCCGCATCCCTTCACCCATTCGACGCGGGTTGGGTATGCGGCTGTAACCACCAAACCGCGCCCACGCCTCGGCGTCTTCAGGCAGCGCGCCGGTCACATGACCGACGCCGCGAATCAGCCCGACACAATCCACGCCGACACCGCGTAGAACCGCCTGATGGTGGTACGGCGTGCCGATCCAGCGCCGGGCCTCGCTGACAATTCGCTCGCGCATAGTTATCCCTTCGCGTCTGGAAACTGGTTAATGGCGTCGCTACCAGGCACATCAGGGAAACCGCCGTAATCGATCATGTCCGCGTTGAACCGCATATGATCGGTCGGGGATTTATTGCAGCCAGGGGTCGCGGTGTATGTGTCGCCCACTTCAATCGGGTACAGCAACGGCGACCACAGCACGAACACACCGCCTTCGAACCGTTTGATTTCGCTCGATGCCCCAGCGTTGGCCCCACCAGTGAAGGTCAAAATGCCGAGGTCAAAATGCCCGGCCGCTTCACCGCGCGAACTGTCGATCAGAATCCGCCGCGTTGCCGTATTGCTCGCGGCCGGCACCGTCGTCGTTGTGGCCGATCCGGCGACGGTGACTGCCGCCAAGTTGACCGGGCACCGCGAATCAAGCGTCGATCCGAAACCGTACCGGCACGACGCTGTGAAGCTTTCCATCAGTCCGCGTTGACGCAAGTTGGCCGAGCCGGTCAGCACCTCGAAGCTGAAGCCCTCGGTGCCGTGGCTCATGGTGCCGGTGGTGCCGGCCATGAGGCGGAACGGTGTCTCGCCGCCATGATTGAGCCAAGGCACCATCCAGACCTCAAACCTCGCAAAATCAAACAGGCCGTTGTACAGCTCCTGTTCGCTGATGCCGACGTCGGAAATAATACCAATCAGCTCCATATTCCCGTTCGCGCCGATGGTCGTGGATTGCTCCGTTGCCGTAGCGCTGAGGCTATTGCATGGGGTATGCACCACCCCCCGGAACGTCAGTGGCCGGTCGAGCGACGTGAAGGCGAACACCTGCCCATCGCGACGCGTGATCGTCCAGGTCTGCGCCCATTGCGTGTTACATGGAACAAGGTCAGCCAGGACCAGGGCGGTCATCTGAGTGATAGGAGTATCGGCGTGGAATTCCACCAACGGCAGCGCGGCGAATTGTGTCGCGCGCATCGGCGGATTAGGTGCCGCCATGACCAGCGCGGCGAATTGTGTCTCGCGAATAATCGGCGGAGTACCGCCCATGACCAGCGCAGCATATTGGGTCGACCGCATACCATCGCCGTGCCCGAGGACGAGCAAGGCTTCTCGTGTGTCGCGCGCTTCAGGCGCTGTCGGGAAGGCCGCTGTGTCGCCGTTGGTGCCGACCGCTACGTCGTCAAAGTCTTGTGTTCCGGTAGTGGCCCAGTTGCCGACACCAATCCAGCCGACGCCACTAATCGCCGCGTTGGTAGTGTCGACGTTCCACGCGGACGGCTCTGGATCAATCTGACTATTCCAAACCTTCGCCTTAATCGTCGTTCCGTTGACGCGGAAACGTAGGCCGAGGAAGACGCTACCGACATAGGTAAAACTGAATGTCGCGATAGTGGTTAGCGTGCCGCCCGACAAACTCGACACGCGAAATTGAGTGTCGGAAATGTTGTAAAACACATAGCCAGTTTCCGAACCCCCGCTGCCAGACCCGCGCAGAATCAACCACACCTGATAGGGCGATGTATATGCACTGGTCCGCCACCGCAGAAAGATTTCGCCGTTGTCCCGGTTGGCGTCCGCGTCGACATCGTTCCACGACAGCAGCCGATAGGCTGTAGTGGTGCGCGTGTGTTGCAGGTATTTGCCTTGCGTTGTGGACGCGCTCGCCTGCACCAGCCACGTCGAGCCCGTTGTAGTCCAGCGCTGTGTCCAGGCAGCTGGAGCCGCCCCGGTGGTGTCCGAGCCAAAGCTTGTCGAATAGACGGCCATCGTTAGGCCGTCCGCGCGACTTTGAATTGCAGGGCGTCAACCTCGGCCGGTGTAAACGGTGCTGCGCTGGCCGGGTCGGTTTGGAACACGTCCTGGCGATAGGTATAAATTTCAGTCAGCGGCTTGTCGACGCCGTTCGAAGTTGACGCACCGGACACAATCGACACTTGAGTGTTCGCCGTACCGGCCTCGGTCTTGCGCGCGCGCTCTACCATCACCACCGCATTGACTACCGAAATTCCGGCCGGCAAATTCTGGAGCCCGAACTGGGACACCAGACCCGTGGTCGCGGCGGTGATGTAATCCGTGTCGTCGTTGGGGGCCGCCTCATCGATACATAGATAACCAGACGCAGCGCCCACGGCAGTCCAATCGGCAGTCGCCGTATTAGCGTCGGGGAACAGGGTCAGCACACGGCGGTCGCCAATGAACGAGTTGTTGTAACTGGTCGTGTTGTCGTAACAGAACACGTCGTCAAGGTCGGTGCGCTCAAATTGAAGCGTACCCCCTACACCGCCACCGATATAAACCTGACTGCATTCGACTAGCGAAGTGGCGCAAGTGTCCGCACCGCTGATACTCAAGACGGTTACACCGTTCACGCGGACCTCAACCGTCCCAACGGTCTGGCTAAAGAACGCTACACACTCAATGTGTTGATATGCGTTAGCGACGATTACGGGAACCGACGTTATCCCGAGCGAAGTGCCAGAAGTTGCTTGCCCGCGCCATGCCTCGATAGTCCCGGTCGACTGGCAAACAATAGTAATTTGAATCGTATTCGTTGCATCTGCGAACTGAAAAAGGCGTTGTGAATTGTTACCCGACGGCAGCGCCGGGAGATAAAACGCGCCACCCATTCCCACCGTCGTTTTTGCCCCACCGAGGACGCGCCGAATATTGGTAGTCGAAGCAGTCGTGCCGCCAGACTGGCGAATATGATACGTCCCAGTGCGCGGGTTTGCGCTCGAAAGGGTAACCGCCCCGCCGGCCTCGGCCCACGCGCCGTCGAGCATTTTAGTTGTCGATGTTCCGTAGTGGTCAAACCCATCACACCAGAGCAAAGCCATAGATCACCTCAAGAATTAGCAAGGACGAATTTCAATCAGCACGATGTCGGCAAAGCCGGACACGCCGTAGTCATGCAACAGGCCATCAAAGGATTCGTCAGACTCGAAGCGCACCTCGACGTCGTACAGATACCCGGCACGGACCACGGCCCCAGGCGCTGGCGGTGCGCTGAATGTGACGACGCCGGTATCCCGGTCGACGGTCCAGAAAATAGGGGTTAGCGGGGTTGTCCATGTGGTCGGGTCCGTGTTGTTGATCGATACCAGGACGGTCGAAACCACCGGATGGACGACGTTGCGCGTGTAGGTTTCCGCGCCTCGCGTGTAGGTCTTGACCAACTGGAACGCCACAGTGATTCCGTCGCCCGTGCCCAACACCTGATCGCTGAATGTGATTGCCGGGACAAAGTTCGGGCGGTCCAGCGCACGCGACGCAAAGTCCAACGGATCGCGAAACGGGAAGCTGCGCAGCGGGCCGCGCACGATTAGCCAGTGATCGCGCACGGCTTCATAGACATCGTGATCGCGTACCGCCTGAGGCAGCGTGTAACGGTGTAACGGATGTTCCCACCGCTGGTTCGCCTGCTCGGCACCTGAGTCCGAGTGCGTGATCGATGTCGACCAGCGCGGCGATGACATGCACGGATAACCAGGAACGCAACGGTCCAGGTACAGGTCCAGGAATCTGCTCATGTGAGGCTCATTTGCTGTTTGGCGCGGCGGGCGATTTGCCGCTGGGAGGCACGAAACGAGTTCGCGTCTGGCGTGTTGATGTTGAAAATTTGAGTGCTACGGTCGCCGGGCGCACCCTGCGGTTTGATGCTGCCACTGTTGCCAGGGATCATGTATTGGCGGCCGTTGGACATGAACATCTCGGGGGCGTTGTTCTCGCCTACCTCATACAACTTCCCGGCCTCAACTGGCCCGCCGACCGCCTTGCCGCCACCGAAGCCGAACCACGCCGAAGCCGCTTGCATACCGGCCGCGAGCAACCCACCGCTGCGTTCTCCGTCCGGTCCTTTTTTGCCCAGAGCAAGTTCCATTAATTGAGCGGCGGCGGCCTCTGCGACCATGCGTTGAATGACCTTGCCGAAGTTGGCGGCCATCCCGTCGACGCCATCAGCGAACGGATCAAAAAGGAAATCAGCGAACGCGTCTTGTGCGTTGCGTGCCGCCTCGTCAGCGAAGACGCTCATCTGGTCCTTTGTTTCGGTTAGCTTGTCCTGCGACTTCGATAGCCCTTTATCGAGGCCGTCCATTACGTGGTCGTATTGCGTCTGGTTGATGTCGCCAGCGTTCAGCGAGGCGCGCAGCGTCTCGACATCCTTCTGATAGTCGTTTAAAAGTTTCTGCCCATCGGTGAACGTGGATTCCTGGACCTTCTTGAAATTGTCCAGGCGCTCGGCTGTGTCCTTGATTGCCTTCTGCCCTTGCTCGTAGGCGTCGACGATAGCCAGCGCAGCAGTCGCGCTTTCCAATTGGGCTTTGGTCGCCCCGTCCTGAGCGAGTTTGTAGAGCGTGGCTTGCTTGGTGGTCATGCCCACCGTCGCGGCCTGCTCTTTCAGCGACTCGATTTGTTTGTCGATTGCCTCGGCCGCCTTCTGCGCGGCCTTCGCACCCTTGTCCGTTTCGGCGTTCTGGCGCTCCAATGCCTTGCGGTAATCATGCGTTACCTTCGCCGCCTCCTGGCCCTTCTTGCGGTATTCGCCGCTGTACAACTTATCGATTTTCTCGGCGGCCTTGGCCGTGGCTTTGTCGATGTCATCGCTAATGGACGCCAGGGTTTGCCCGGCAATCGCAAAGTCACCGCTCGCCGCCTGAGCCGCCGCCGCCGCAAGCCCACCGACTGCGATGCCCTCGGCTTGCAGCGCACCCCCCAGGCTGATAGCCAGGGCCGTTACAAACTTCAGCACTTCACCGAGCCCAGACGTTGCGTCGGCCGCCTCATCGGAATTGTCCGCGAGGTCGAGCATCAGCCCCGTCAGATCATTCAGGTACGGCAGCAGGTCGGCAGCAATCTGGTTCGCCATGCCACGGCTCACACCGTCCAGTGTGGTCAGGCTGTCATTGAACTGGTCGGCGGCGGCAGCGTTCTCCGCGCTCATCACAAGGCCCAGGCGCTCGGCCTGATCGGTCAGCTCGGTGATGCCCTGCTTGCCGCTATTGAGTAGCGGGATCAGTTTTGCGCCGGACTTCCCGAACAAATCCTGCGCGAGCGCGGTCTTGTTTGCGCCGTCCGCATAGCCCTGGAACTTGTCGGCCACTTCGAGCAGAACTTTGTCAGCGTCCTTTAGCTGGCCGTTGGCATCACGCACCGACACGCCGATGTCCGAGAACGCCGCCGCTTGCTTCTTGCCTCCAGCCGCCGCCTGCGAAATGGTCTTGTTGAATTTGGTCAGCGCACCGGTCAGCCCTTCCTGATCCACGCCAGCCGTGGACGCGGCAAAGCTCAGGCTCTGGTATGCCTCGATGCTGATGCCGATAGCCTGCGCCGTTTCGGCCGCTGCATCAGCAGCATCGATGCTCTCCTTGATCCAACTGGCGAACGCGCCAGTCGCCAGACCAGCGACGGCGGCGCCGATCAGTTTGCCGACGCGTGCATACCGCCGCTGTTGATCCTCGGCAAATTTCTGACTGATGCGGTTTGCTTTGCCGAGGTCGGATTCCAGCCGCGCCAGATTCGCCGCGATGTCGATTGTCAGCGTACCGAGCGACATAGTGAAACCTCGTCAAAAGAGTGCGTCGATGGCGGCCGAGTGTTCAGCCGGGTCGTCAAATTCAAGCGGGGGGAGAGTGTTGGTTTGTATTTCGAAATCGACTTGATAGAACGCCATCCAGTCGACCAGTTGCGGACTGGTCATTTGCCGCTCCAGGGCGTCCACGTTCCACTCGCCCAGGTCGCGGGCGAGTTTGAACAGGAAGAAACGCTCGGGGCGGCATCTCAGTTTTTTGCTGCGTCCTCGGTCGCGCTGACAAAGAACTTGTTCAGCGTGATCGCAGCGTCTGAAATGACACCGATTGCTTGGTTCGATTTGGTCGCCAGCGCGGTCATGTCGTCGACGGTGAACAGTGGCACCCCCTCCGCATCAGTGACCGATAGCGCCACGAGGCGCAGTTTGATTTCCAGCATTGCGCTAGCCGGGTCGCCGCCGTCTTTTTGCACGGCGCCCAGGCGTGCCCATTCGCTGAGCACGAGGCTGCGATCACGCACAGACAGAGCGGTAATCATTACGTCACCGCCCCACTCTGGAATGCTGACCTTTTCTTGCGCGCGGTCCTTGGCACTCAAAATCTGATCGCGATTAAGCACTGAGCACCTCGTACACTTCGCCCGTAATGGTGACGGCCATCGTGCCGGCGTTGGTGCCATCGACTGCGCCGGAATCACTCAGCGAGCGCACATAGCCTTCAAAGATTTTGATGTAGTTGTTTTTCTTGACGAGTTTGAACCAGCGCGGCAACGCCTGACGCTTGGCTACTTTCGCCTCCACCTGGAACGCGTCGTCTTCGACATAGTGCAGGTCGGCACTCATGCCGCCGAAGTCTTGCAGGCCGAGGTTTTTTTCCTTCGCCGTCGAGCACAGGGTAGTGCTGTCGATTTCAGACGCCTGCCCATCAAAGCCCGAGTAGGATTTGTGTTGGCACGTCTCAATAAATTGAATCAGCCCGGCAGTGCCGGCCGAGCCATAGGTGGTGAACAGCGTCGAGTCGATGTTCTCCAGGGTCACAGTGGTGGCGGTCTTCGCGCTGACGATACCGTCCAGGCCGTTGATTTCGGTCATGCCGACCACGGCAGCAAA